AACAAAGATACCGAAATAACCATTTCATTCTATGTTAAAAAGACCAAATTAGATATTTGTAATAAATTTAAAGAGAATGAACTTGCAATATTATTTTCTATGTTTTGTTCATAGGCTGCTTTTATTTCATAAAAGTACGCCGTGGAACACAACCACCACAATCAATATCTTCATTCTCAACAGAACATATTTTTATATTACTGCTAGACATTTCCTCATTAAATATAATATCATCTTTCTTTTGTTTATTATACTCCTTTATGTTACACCTCCATGGACATTCCAATGCCAAGCCATAGGGTTTAACGCTTGTTGTGCACATTGAATCTTTTCTATTTGAATTGTCTGGGCTCATACATCCTGCAATACACTTAGAACCGAAAAGTTGTTTTACAAGACCGGATAAATCCATGCTTAATAAAGCAGATAAGTCCATCGTTTTTTCTTCTGTTGTTGTATCTACTTGACCCATAGTATTTGTTATTTCTGTAAGTTCGGATTGTGTATAATTTTCTATAAGTCTTGTCTGATTTTTTGTAGAATATAAATAGTATAATAACATGACAAGCCCTAATATAAAAATAATGACACATAATGAATATTTATTTTTACAATATTGTTCTAAAAAATTGCTTTTAATGACTGGATATTTTGTCATGGATGATTAGGATAATAAATATATACTATAAATATATTATTTTATAGGATATATGATATAGTATATATGATATAGTATATATGATATAGTATATAGGATATGGGACATTCAATCCATATATAATGGACTTTCATCTATCATCATACCGCAATATGATATCGGTTTTTTGGAATAGTCGACCGCTCTATAAATATGAATACGCACAGCGTTCTCAAGTAGAAATTTAAAATTCTTCCAAAACTCTTCCTTGTGTCCAATTGATTCCGACATCGTATGTGCCAGTTCATGAATCGAAACAAATGTCAGCGTATTTTTGTCAATAAGTGTATCCCCGGTTTTCGTTGTATTTAAACAGAATGCAATTTTTTCACCCTTGTTTTCACTATATGCGGTATGTTCGCTGTCTATTTTTGTTTCCATAATAGTTTGGGGGTTAAAATTTTTAATAAGTCTTTGCACATTTTCATAAGTAGGATATTTCTTTTGCATATACTCTACCAATTTTTTCATATTTTTTGTAACACTTGCTAGTAAATCTGCTGCCATTTCTTGTTTAAGCCTTTCACGAACGCAGTATTTATTTCCGTCTACATTGGATGTTATACAATTCAATCCAGTCATATCATTATCAAAATAATATTTTATAAATATAATTAAAATGCCTATTGATAATATATAACTTATTATATTCATTTCCATAATATGGTAATGTATGGTAAGAATAGTAGTTTATAATTTTGATAATTATATATAATAACTATATAATTATTAATATATACCTAGCTTAATACTTAATATAGCCTAGGTAGGTTTCTTTGTCTTTTTAACTTTTATTATTTACCAATACAACCAATCTCTAGAGGTTGACGGAAAGTATCGGGTTCAATGGTAGTATTATGCCATGGACTTACTATCAGCTGAGGATTGGGGGGCTCGGAACGTACTTGTAAGTTGGCATTGCGAAGAGTGCTTCCTACAGTATCAACACCATTTAAGTAGCCGGCATTCAAAAAATTTACACCCAAGTAGTCACCGCTTCCCATAGGCTGAAGACCCCATGCGCTGTTACCATCTTTGGGTAGAAGATCTGATGGGTTATTTGTATTATTTCCTGTGCAGTTAGAGGGCATACCTGCCAAGTTAGAGTCGCTAGCATTTACTGGCGAATAGTCGACAAAAAATGTATTTTCATTAGCACCTGAAGGAGGTGCCGATGATGAAGGAGAATATGAATTCGCGTTACCAGAAGCACGTCTATTATTTGAGGAATAGTTTTCAGGCATTAAATTCTTATTTGAAGAATACTTGAAAATCACGTAAACAAGAACAATTACTCCTAAAAGTAAAAGAACGTGATGAGTCTTAAATGTTTTCTGTAAGTCTTTGAGCATCATTATATAAAATAAATGATAAAATATTTTTATAATTTTAAAATTAATTGTCAATATAATAAATAAGAAATAAGAATAAGATTTAAATACCAAAATAAATATAAAAACTAAAATAAATTTAAAAACTAAAATTATATGTCAAAAATATGAATGAAATGCCTTAATACGATAAATATTAACATTATGATTTATTAATATTTATTATTTATCAATCATTTTCTCTATCAATCATTTTCTTCTATTCTATCTTATTCTTTATCATATACACTATAAGAACCTATTTGTGGTATTATTTATAAAGCAGAAACTGACTCTGACTCGGACTCTGATTCAGTATCGGAATTAGAGCTCGAATCAGAGTCAGAGTTATAATCTGTATCTGAATCTGAATCATCAAGCATATAAGTATTCTTGATTTTTTTAACTTCTAAATATGCATCAAATGCCAATTTTCTTGTAGCCCTTGCTTTCTCTTTTGCAGCTTTATATATTTCATAATAAATATCATTTGGTTTTTTAATTTTTATTTTTTCATCATCTTTTATTTCTAAATCTACTTCTGTAATTTCTCTTATTTCTGAAAAATCTTGTGAATCTTTATTTTTTGTATTTTGTTTTTTACTTTCGAATTTCTCATTCTTTTTATCTCCTTTCTCTCCTTTCTCTATGTTATCTCCTTTCTCTATGTTCTCTCCTTTCTCTATGTTCTCTCCTTTCTCTATGTTCTCTCCTTTCTCTATGTTCTCTCCTTTCTCTATGTTCTCTCCTTTCTCTCCTTTCTCTATGTTCTCTCCTTTCTCTATGTTCTCTCCTTTCTCATATTTACTCGACATAGAGGACGCCAATGACGACAATACATCTGATACCGGTTTAGGTGTCGGTTTATGTGCAGATGTTGCTTCTTTATCTATGGTATTACTTTCACTATTTTGTTTTTCTAAATGACTTTCATTTAAATGACTTTCATATAAAGAACTATCATTGGTGTTTACATATTCATGTTCGGTATTATGTAATACTTCTAAATAGTCTTCGACATGTTTGTCGTGTTTATTGTCTTTATTTTTACTATCTTCTTGATCGGATAAAGACGTTGCAGACAATGCTGACGCCAACGGAGATTCAACAACTATATGTTTCTTAATTAAACATGACTGAAATACAGGTTTATTTGCCATCACAAGAACCTGACGTATTATGATTTCAAACTGGAAACTTCTTTGAGAAAATTTGATACCTTGTATTTCTAAAACAGATATTATATCATTTTCTGGTTTTACATCATCGATAGTTAAATGTTTTTCGGTTTCATCAAATATAAAACATGTAGGCACTTTCATAAGATTTTTTGACGGGGCAATATTAGCACGCATTGAGTAATACTTTCCTCCTTTAAATGGCCTTAATGCTGATGTAAATGCATTTTCAATATCGGATTGGTCTATTTCATTAGTAAACCATGAATTTTTCTTTTCATGAATTTTTTCAATACACGACTTTTCTAAATTTTCCATGAATTCGATAAAAGACGTATCTTCGTTTGAAAACATTAAGTCAATATATGTCTTTTTACCAGAGGTTGTAACGACTCCTTGTTTGGTAACACATTTAGGAGTTTGTATGTATAATACTTCGTTTACATTACCTATACCTATTTTTGTAAAAAATGTTCCACTGCTTCCATGTAATGACTCGGGATGCATTAATGAAACCTTGCTAAAATCATAATTTGTATATGTTGTGCAAACATTTGCGTTAGATGACGAATGAATATCCATTTAATGCATAGAGAGAAAATATAGATTATAATAACACGCAAAAAATAGATATTTTTTATATATTTATATCTTTATAAAATACTAGTTTATTATTCATATTTTACTCTTACAAATACACCATGACTATTGAAATAGATTGCAAGGATTGCAAAGATGGCAAGGATTGCAAAGATGGCAAGGGCGGAAAGGATGGCAACTTTAAAGACAAGGTATATGACTATTGTTTGGACTTTATTAAAAAAGACGAAGTAAAAAAAGAGCTTAAGAACTTATTCAAGCCTATCGTTAGTTTAATCCTTGAAGAAATTTATCCATATATTTATCTGTCGTTATTATTAGTTGTAATTAGTTTCTTTTTAGTTTTAGGAATATTTATTATCTTAATAAAAAGCTATAAATAATAAAATTTATTTTTCTAACTAAATAGTATAACAGAATAAAATGGCAAAAAAATACATGAAAAGAACAAGTCGTCGGCGTCGTTGCAAAAAAGGAGGTGCTATTTCTCCTTTAAGTTCTGCTCCTTATAATGCCAATGGTAGTGGCGGTTCATGGACTGCTAGTGCTCCACCTGGGAGTATAGCTGCTCAGGCAGCAGGTTATAGACCCCAAATGCCTGGCCAATTTTCATCAGGAACTCCCGCACAAAATGCCGGCGCATTAAATGAATATGCTTTAAAAGGTGCAGGACCAACTACCCGTAGTGTTCAAGGTGGCGGTGGTCGTTCTAAACGGCGCGGACATGGACGTAGACGCAAACATAGCGCAAAGTCTTCTAAAAAGATATTTCCCACGTCATTTGGCACAGAGTCAAGCAGTCGTGAACAACAGATGGCACAAGGAATGAGTCAAGGTCAGACCCAAGCACGAGCAGCTGCTTTGCAGCAGTCACAGACAGAGGCACAAACCCAAAGTGGTGGTATGTTCGCATCTTTTGGTGCTTTATTGAAAGAGGCACTTGTCCCTCTTGGTTTGTTAGCTGCCCAACAGACATATGCAAAGGGTTATGGAAAACGCACACGCAAGCATCGTAGGTGAATAATGACCAAAATAGTGGCAAAATAGTATAACTCCATTTTTTAATAATATGTAAAACAAATTTAGATATTATTTTATAGTATAATATAACAATATGCCGTCTAATATAGGTAATGGTGGTGGTGGTGGTGGTGGCGGTGGTGCCGCGAATAATGGAAATTTAGAAAAGTCAATTCAAAAATGGGTGGAACTAGACAACGAACTGAAACTTTTGAATGATCAAGTAAAAGAATTACGAACACGTAAAAATGATATGGAGGATAAAATAATAGATTACGTAAGCGAACACGATATGAACAACAATGTTGTAAATATTTCAGATGGAAAACTTAAATTCTGTGAAACAAAACAAACTATGCCTATTACTTTAGGGTTTTTAGAGAAGTGTTTAGGTGATATTATTTCAAACCAGAATCAGGTGAAACAAATCATGGAATATATTAAAGGGAAACGCGAACATAAGGTTGTTCCTGAAATTAAGCGTTATTATAATTAGTTATGTAATAATCGTTATCTTATCTAATATTATTTATATGTATATAATAGGTATATACATATAAACAAAAGAAACAAATATCAAATAAAAATATATATATCAACAATATGATGTTGCATAAGGATGATCTTATTTTCTGTAAAACAGAATCGGGCATAACAAGTTGTGGCTATAATATTAGCAATATGCTCCTTAAAAATACACTAAATACATTAGATTCACAATACGGCCATGTAGGAAGCACAAATAAAACAAGCAAAGATGATATACGTATTGCAAAACTTATGGAGGATTTAGTTGTTCCTTCTGGGTTATACTATTGTCACCCGATGACCAAACATAAGGTGTTCAATTATAAACCCATGCAAGCTCCGCAGTCACGAGACAAAGGAGATAAACACGAAATAGATATAACAAATGGAATGTTAGATGAATCTGTATATGATAAACTTCTTAGTCTTGTATCCATGGATAAACGAAAAGTATTCGATAGAAAAACAAGAAAAAATAAAGGTGCAATATTCCAAAAAGTTAAGAATGGGTCTATGGTTTCGGACATGGATGTAGACGTAGATGTAGCCGTAGATGTTCACAAGCAAGATAAAGGAGAGAAAGGAGAGAAAGGAGATAAACCAAATAAAAAGAAATCACTTAAATTAAAAATAAAGCTACAGCCACAACAACAAGAACAAGAACAAAAACAAGAACAAAAACAGAAATCAAATCAAAGAAAAACTAAAAAAGTAAGATTCGCTAATTTTTGATTTTTAATCGGATGTCAACCATTTTTTGGTCAATGTTTTTTCAACACTTTCAAGTGCACCTTCCACCCATCCTTGGTGCAAACTTATTACTTCTCCAACGATTAAAATATCCGGGTCAGGATGTTGCGCCTTTGCAATGAAATCTTGTCGCGTATCAAACTGGCTTGTAAGGGGTGTATAATAGTGTGTCCCATTTTTCCAGTAGAAGTCTTTAATATTTTCAATACGAAGTTTACCTTTTAAATTCAACGAATTTTCGAGAAGGGTATTCAACGTAGACCTATTTTTTTCATTATTTTTGAAATATTTTTTGAAGAAGTCAGCATCTGCATTGTCGCTATATATTATCATGTAGACGCCATGGTCTGGATCCATAGGAATGACTTTCTGCATTGGTCCAGGAATAATCGTCACGCCTTGTATTTTTTCTTTGAGATATGGGATAGAGATGCGGGAAAACTTGGCATATAGTCGAAGAAATGGTTGGCCTTTAATTTGATAATAAAGTTCGGGTGTAGATGATATATTATGAATTAAGTCTTTTATGCCGTCAATATCGGTTGCAATGACCACTTTTTCGCAATAGTATTTCTTTTTTGACTGCGCTTGATGGACAGATGGATGTGGGTGTGTATGTGGGTGTGTATGTGGGTGTTTTGTTGTAATTTCAAAAAAATTATCATGTTTTAATATGCGTATAACTTCGGTATTGTTGATAATATGGTGACCTGATTCTAAAGAGTCAACTATTTTATCAACGAGTGTTTTCCATGGGACAGAAAAACCAACCCATCGATTATAGTTATCATCAAATCCATAATGGTATAAGACGTCATATGCATCTTCATTTTCATAGTCTGAATAACCTGCGCATATAACAAAGTCATCATATTTATTTTTTCCTAAAATTCCAGTTGCAAACTTTTTGAAGGTGGTGTGCGGGTGTTCATGGCCGCGGGCATGCATCTTATTATATGCATGTTTCAACTCCATAAAAGTAGTCTTCACCATACCATGACAAAGTGGCTTTAAGGATGCCACAAAATTATGCCCAGTCTCGAATGTTTGAATCGGGATTTTAAACTTTCGCATCAAACTAAGTAACAACTTGTCTTTATGAAGTCTGCCAATACCTGCACCTGTTACAACAGATGTATTTTCAAAGTCCTCATTATAAGACTTGCCGCCATATGTTTCGTATTTTTCAACGACTAAAAATGATAATGTGGGTGCAAGTTTTCTAACTTTCAGCGCGGCATATAATCCAGCCATTCCAGAACCAATAATAATAACATCATAGTAGGATTCCGATGATGCTGACATTACAATAATATAGTAACTTATAAAGGTATATATTAATAGTATAATAAATAACGATATACTATTAATTATTTTTAAATTTTACCCTAATATACTCCAGCTATTCTTATTAAATGGAGAGAGCAATATCTCAGGCACTTTCTTCTTCCAGTATTCCAATTTCTTTTGCAACTCTTGGTCTTTCATGCTAACCGGGTAAATTGGTGTATTCAACATTGAAACTTGTTCTGCTGGTGTAATAATAGGCTTATAACCATAGCAATTTACACCAAATCGTGCATTAGGGTTTTCAATACGTCCACCATTTATACCGGGACGACCACAATCATTTTTGTGACCTTCAATAGTCTGCAATTTATCCCATGTTTTTTTCTGTGTAGGAAATAATGCCATCTGGTCATCAGACCATCCATAGTTGCACCACTCTGCGCCTTTATTATATGCAGATTCAATTTGATTATATGTTGCTAAACCTCCACCATATGCTTGGCAAATAGCTTTTGCATCATCGTATGAATACTCATTATTTGGAATATTGTATACTTCTTTTACAAGTTTTAATTCTGGAACTACATTTTCGTCTGGTTCTTGTTGAATTGTCAAATCAACTTTTGGTTTATCTGTGAATATATCCTGAATAGCCGCAGTTATATTTACATTGAAAAAGTATTGAAATCCATTGATAATAATGAGAATAATAAATACACTCCATAGTATAATTTCAAGTGTTCTTTTACCAGATGACTCACCGCCTGCGCCTGCGCCACCACCACCATCCCCACCACCTTTATTTCCTAAAGAATAAAATAAAAAGTAATATAACAATAAAACTATAATGAAGGTAACTATAATAATTATACGTGTAGACACAGATGTTGAATCAAGTTCTTTTCTTCCAGATGTTGCTATTTGACTAATATATTGTAATGGATCACCTTGTAAACCTGTTAATGAATTATAACTTATACTCATTTTATATATAAAATACTATATATAAAACTATATATAAATTTTATTTTATAGAAATATATTCGATGGGTTTATTTTAAATTTTTATATTTGGATTATTTATTTATACCTTTTTTGCGATAAAAAAGACAATATGGTGTGTTTCCACTAATCATGTCTCCATTTATAGTTATCTCTTTTACAATAGTGTCATTGAAATTATACCACTTCCCATTTGCATTTTTAATCGTCGCGCTATAATGTCCACCATCCACTTGTCCGTGGTGATTACAAATTGCATATAAGTCGTATATATATGTTTCCTTTCCATATCCTTCTACATACCGCGAAAAATCAACATCTTGTAATGGAATGTCAATAAACATCTGGTTCTTTTTACTTCTTCCTGTTGCATATGAAGTTATAAATCTCTTAATATCAATTATCATTATATTCGGAAGGCTCCAAAACAGAATTCTTTTATTTACTGCCTCTTTTTTGTTTGTTGTCTCGTTAAACCACATATTGTCTCCATCTAAAGCTTCCTTCTCGCAGTGTTTATCAAAACAATCAAATAGTGTGATGTTTTTATCCGTTTTCTCAATATGTAATTCTTCTTTTGTCGGAATTGGAAGATGAATAATCATAAATGGTTCGGGTGTGATACTAAGGTATTTCGTATCCACATCACGAGACGAGGATCCAATCGGTGTCAAAACAGAAACATGAATTCCAAAAAATATATTCAATATTTCCGAGTAGTCTTTTGTATATTTTTGTTTCATCATTTCATAACATTTTTTACCCATTTCATCTTTCTTTGTTCGAATATTTCCTTTAATATCCATAATAACTTCACGAGTAAGTGAGTTGTGAAACGATTCTAAAACGAATAGTAAAAATTCGGGTAAGTCGTTTTGTGACCACCCAGAAAACAAGTCGTGATTTGTTGCCTTTGAAATACGCTGCACAGAGTTAATAAATCTACCTGGCGATATGATGCAATTTTGACTCCACATCAGTTTTCGAAGGTCATCCCATTCTACTAGTAAGACAGATTCCGGTTTATTATTTAAATTCTTCTTATAACTTCCGTCTCCCTTTGATAAAAAGTCATTGAATTCGTATGTATGTGATAAACATTGAATACATGAATTGATAAAACATGTATTTCCCAAATTTGTTAGGCCTGTTATACCACGACTTGCATAGTATGTGAATTTTTCTATTGTATCTACTGGCGCTGATGCCATTGTCTTTATACTTATAGTTAAGTTGCAGTTATTATATTATCTAAATTAATATTTAAACATTTTTAATCTATATATAATATATTGTATCTCATATATAATACCTCGTATACCTTATGAACAATACTAACTCTGGAAATAACATAAATAATATTATACCACATGATAGTAGCTTAAGAGGGTATAGTGTTGAAAATTCTTTTTATGATAGCCCATATAATATGGATTTTGAGTATGGTTACCTTAACTTAATGTTTAATATAACTGCATTTACTGCAAGAACGCAAGACATGTATCAAAGTCTTGAAAGTAATCTTTCGAGTATTATAGAGTTACAAAGTGAAAGAAGACGTCTAGAATTTGAGTCTCGCCAAGCGAGAGAAGCGAGAGAAACGAGAGAAACGAGAGAAACGAGAGAAAATAATCAAAATTCAAATATACCACTATCTGCGCCTTCAACTTCACAAGAATCTAGGCAAAATATTTTCACTCCACGTCCAACTTCTTCTACAACAAATCCTACCTCCCTAAATGATAATGTGAATTCTCTTTTTGGAACAAGAAATGTTTTTTTGGGTTTGAATCCAACGGCACTATATAATAATAGCACTACTATCGGTGCTAATGCCAGTAGGGTTTTTAGAAGAAATCGAAATGGTCTTACTATACAAGAAATTGAAGAAAATACAGAAATTATAAACTATAGTTCTATAAGTCCAGAGCAAATACTGAACACAGAATGCCCAATTAGTAGAGACGTATTTAATACAAACTCCGTTGTTCTTCGCTTGAAAGAATGCAGTCATTGTTTTGTTCCGTTTCGAATGATGACATGGCTCGAATCACATTCGACTTGTCCATTGTGTAGACGTAACGTGATTCCTATAACGACAAGTGAGCCTACGCCTATAATACCTTCTACAGACCCCTCAACAACTGAAACCACAACATCAAGTTCAAATTCAAATTCATTTTCAAATATTCTAAATAATTTAAGAAATAGCACTAACTTAAGTAATTTATCCATTGATAATATGAATGACGACTCTCTAGTGTTTTCATTTGACTTACCTCGTTCTACTTACACAGACAGAGAGTTTTACAATTCTTATCTTTCAAGTATGTCTCAAGTATTTTCTAATTTAAATATGAATACTACGAATACTACAAATACTATGAATACTACAAATACTACGAATACTACAAATACTACAAATACCGCCAATAATGCGATGACCAATACAGGAACAAACACTGAAACCAGAGAAACAAATGACACGAGTGAAAATAACCATACGACCACAACCAGCGAACACGATTACGATGAAGTAGATTGATTATTATTGTGTATGAGATATGATTATGATTTTAATGGTATAAAAAATTGAACTGAAAAATGGTTCTAATATAAAATACAGCAACGATAAACGACCAACTACAATCAACTACTACAACCAAATACGCACTATAATCAATATGCCCCGCAGATCATTCTTCATGTATCCCGTTAATAATCTTGATGATCCTAATAATGAAGACGACTTTCTTGCATTGATGTCATTTGATGTATTCGACAATATGTTCGTGAATTTTCTAGGATGGACATGGAATCAATTCAAGAGACTATGGCCGGTGTTGTCATGGTTGTATTCTGCCAGTGGATACTATATTATGTGGATTATACTGCATTATGCAGCGATACACTTATACCCTGAATTTTGTGCACCTTATACGATTTTAGGATTCCTCATATCACCATTCATGGTTTCAGCACCCCATTGTATCGCAATGCGATGGATCATTAGCGAAGGTTCAAGCATCATCATGGCAATGTGGATTGCAATCGGCGGAGTTATAATAAACAAAGTAATGCGGCGTTGATGCGACGTTGATGCGACGTTGATGCGACGTTATGACAAAATGTAAAAAAATAATATACGTTGAATATATATTATTTTTTGCTCGTATAATGACATCCTGGTTTCGCCAAAATGATATACTGAAATATTTTACTTCGTCTTCTTATAATATAATACTACTTCATGATTTACATGGTTATGTTCTTCCACATGCTGCTACACAATACACTGGTAGAATTATAGCACATACATTGAGATTCAAACCTACAAAAAAGTTCTCGCAAGTTTATATTTTATTTTATCCAGCGAATCGCAGCGATACTGCAAAAACTGCACATGAATATGAAGTTCCTTATAAATCATGTTTAGCTGTATTTAAAAATATTTGGGGAATTGATACAAGCAGTATAACATTTATTCCATATAATATTGCGGATATGTCGTCACAACTTCCACAGCTTACTGCTGCTGAATATAAAAAATCGCTCATTATTGTTTCCGCCGATTTTTCGCACTTTTTGGATTTACAAATCGCATATAAAGCTGAAAACTGCGCTGCAAATACACTAATTCATAATGCTAGCCCTCCCCCAAAATGCATTGATGTGGTTGACCATCGTGCATCTTTTGAACAACTTTACTCTTTTTTACCAGATTTAGAATCTACGCGACCTGTTCTTCAATGGGTGGGGCGAACGCGAAGCCCTGGCATGAAAGGTGTCGGTTATCTTTCATTTTTACTACGTGATGAACATCTTGTTGGCACGGGTGGTGTGGGTTCCAGTGCACTACCAGATGGTATTTTTGTAACATGCTATGATGAAAATATGACTGCACGTGAATGTCTCGGGAAATGGTTCGATGCACAAACTATATCCAGGAAAACAACAAATATGGGATGGACAAAACGCGCAGAAGATGAGCTTATTGCTGATGTTGTTAAAAAGGGTCATGAATCTAGTCGACTTACAAGTGGGCGAGAATCCGACAAAAATGTTCCAATACGTTATTGCACGATTACGTATCTTTATCGAGATACAAAAACTCGCCCCGAAGATTTCATTCGCGGTTGGCATGGTCTACTTACGAGCGCATTTTATCTTCCCGAAGTATTTTTAGAACATACTTTTGATAATGGAGAATGGATTGATGAAAGCGACGTTTTATGGCCACAAGACTATGATTTTAAATTAGACGAAACATTGACTAGTTTGGATGAAAAAGCTGGCGTTCCTAAAGGCACAAGCAATCGCGGTGAAAAAAAATTATATACTAGTGCGCTGCGATATGTGCGCGTATAAATTTAAGAGTTCTTATTCTTTTTAAAGAAGTTCATAATGCTCTGATTCTTCTTACTTGCATTATCAATTTCAATCAAATAATCATCAAACAGAATCTTCTTCACTTCTTTATTCCGTAAATCCGTTATCTTCTTTTTTATCTTTTCCTCATCCTCGCCATCGAGTAGTTTGTCATTCCATGTTTCAATTGACCGACGCAATGCAGGAACATGCCGCTTATAACTCGGAATATTCTCCAACACCAGTGCAAACACCTGCTGCAATGGCTTCATAATCTGATTCGTAATATAGAAAGCATAATTCGGTTTTATTTTATTCGCCATAATATAGTCAGGGTGTTCTATTCTCTCGCCTTGTAATGCTTTCTTGTCCGGATTTTGTATATACACAAACGGAATTCGGTCACCAACGTTTGGTTTATTTCCAGGGTCACGCTTGCCCATTCTATCCGCCAATACTTTATGCGCAATTTGCGCTGGGTTTTTGTATCCACTTCGAAGCGATTTTGAAATAATCAGTTTATCTATCGGCACCTTCTCATCTACTAAATTTTGTAGCGATGACCTGAGAAACTGAATTGCGGTTTCGACATTTTGTTCTTTCATTAGAATATCAATCACACCACCATAGATATCTTTGACGATGGGTGCATTATCACGACGTTTCAGAACGATACCCATACTTTTGCGCTTCGGTTTTTCCGGTTTGTCTTCATACAACATACCAATGTATCGCTTCTTCGATAGCAGACAGAATGGCATAAGCGTTTTTTCATAGACCCATGCATGCGGCTGCTTCAAGAATTGCGTCGCAAGATGTCCGACCTCTTTTGCAAACTCAATCGTAATCTCCAGCGCATCCTTTCCGCGAATCGGTGTGCCATCCGGTGTTGCAAGATTGAATGTAAAGAATACAGAATCTGTGTTGTGAACTATCATATTTCCAACACCTGCAGCAAAGTGATGATTTTCTGTAGTGAGGTCGTAAACAAACTCATTCTCTGGATATGAGATTTCATGTATTTTTTTTACTTCTGTTTCCGGCTTTCGTTGCTTTAATTTTGTCATTGTTACTCTATAAATATTTTCTTTGTCATTTCTTATATTTAAAGATGTATTCCATCCTAAACTTTGAGCTAACCAGCAAATATGTGATGCGCTAATTTGATTTTTTTGGTCTATTCTAATACATCCATTTATATTTTTATCTCCATCTGCATCATACATTCCTTTCCAAAATGCCATTCTAATTTCTTCCGTATTAAATAATATTTCATTTGGTATTACTTTTGATTTGTTATTATACATAAGTTTTCTATATTTTTCAACGAATCTAGCAATTTCTCCGTATTTATTTGATGTAGGAACAATCTTATATACACCTGAACTTTCTAATGTATCCAAATATTTCCATTTAAAGTTAGGATATGACATAGAACATAGTGTAACATATTTATCAACCATATCCAGTGATGCATTATTTAATGCCCATGACTTTTTCTTTCCAGATGTGCAATTATACATACCACAACTACCATCGCCGAAGAAGAAACCCATAACTTGCGCTTCTTGAATAGTAATATTAGATACACAATGTGTATCATTTTTAGTTGGTAACTTATTATGTAATAGTGAAGTTCCGCATACAACATCCTTTGGCGATATTTCGTTACCATTTATGTCAACAAGTGAATGGTCATCGGTTACATCCACAAGTCCTGTATGTGTTAATACTCTAATCATTTTTTTATGAGGTGCAAGTCTATGACGAATAATACGATGAAGTTTTGTCCACCCTTTATCAGACCATGTTTCTATATTCATTGACGGAATCATTTCACAATATTCTTTACCTTCTTTTCCTTCTTCTTTACTATAAACCCATCCATTTTCGTCCCCGTATCGTTTTGCTAACTCATCTATCTGTATAATATTTATTTCTTGCCCGGTATGTCTAACATATATAGGTGTGTAGTTTGCAACGCTATCACCATAGATATACTCCGCTTTCGTATTTACAAACCCGAATTTCTTCGACTCCACCTTCGCATCTCCATACACTTCCTCAACAACGCGTTTTCCATAGGTAAGCAGTTTGCGTCCCGTCGCAGTAGTAGACGCCGCAATATCCACATCATAAAACGTGCTTGTTTTGGCACCACATTGTCCATAAAGCGAGTTCGCAGTGACTTTATAACCGAGTTGCCGTTTGTCTAAAATATTCGCCATAAAGGGGTCTTCTGTTGCCTCCGCCAGTTTGCGCGTTGCTTTTCTTGCAGCAAGTAATTCTTCAAGCACATCGGGCATAATTGCTTTCACTCCATCTTTGGGCTGTGCGAATCGGCATATTTTTTTACCATTCAGTGTTTTGATGGCTTTGCCTCTGCTGTTTGGAACCCACTTATATGTATCATAGGTAACATCCACATATTCATAACCAGACAAGTTATCGTAAATATAGTTTCCCGACGGATCTTTCACACCGGTTTCGCGAACCAGCTGTCCAGCCAAGTCAAACTCCTTTGTCCATACTTTGCTATCATGTGATAAGTTCTCGCTAATCATCGATGACGGATATAGCGACGAATAGTCTAAACATGCAACCGGATTGTCCAAGTATAAATTGCATTTCGGCGGAAGACAAATCGCGCCCTCATAACTCTCATTTCCGAATGAACGCTCAAGCACAGGCATCAGCGTCCGCTTCTCGCGACATTTCTTCGCAATAAAGCTCGTCAGTTTAATACTTTGACCACGCAATACAAGGAAACTAATCGGCACACTGCAAATTTTCGACATCTCAATATAGCCAGTCAATACATCAATTTTGTTCATAAGATGGTGCACCAGGTTACAATCCTGAATACAATATTTCGCAATAATTGCGCGCTCTTTTGGTCCTTCATTCGTCATTCGAAAGATATCCTGGGGTGTGACGTCGTCTTTTGCTAAACCCCAGCGCACAGATTTCGTCATATCTGGCATTTCACGTCCTTCAATCTCGAAACTGCGTTCTTCCGGATTGACATTTAGCACTTTGAATTTTTCACCTTCCTTATACATATCTGTCGAGTGACTGGATTCCTCGAAATGAATATAGTTGCCATTTTCAAGTCCCATCATGTTTGAAGTCGTGACTTTCGTATTTCCGCTAGGCAAGTGCTCTATCTTTTTCACACCATCGCCAATAAAGTAACCAGCACAATAATCCAGTTTATAGGATGTAAGATTGAAATCACGGCGGAAGTAATTATACAAATCGACTTGCAAACGTCCTGTCATGTCGATATAACGCAAATCATGTTGACCGCTTGCAATCACAATACTGCTTTCCTTAATACCAATTTTGCCTGTTTTATAGTCACGCGTTCCGCAAAATTCGCCCTTGTTTCGTGAAAGAGCAAGAAATTCAGTTTCGCATGAGTTTTCAAGTGAACGCCGAAACATGAACTCGTAATCAAAACCGAAAATATTGTAGCCAATAATAATATCCGGATTCTCGCGCTGAATGATTTGTGTCCATGCGAGCAGTAATTCGCGCTCTGTTTTGCATGTCTGTATTTCAGAATTTGCTACCTCATCCTTGAGAGTATCGCATGTGTCAAGAACGATACAATGATTCAGATAGGGGCGCTTGTTGCCATAAGTGAGAAACGTCGAACCAATGAATGTAACTTTGTCACCTTCGACTGGCGGGAATATTTCTTGCAAGGATACATTCAACATATTGATTTTGGTTTCGCGATCCATTTTGTCGGAGGTAGACAACAGGAGATGAACTGGTGTTTCTTTGGGTATTTCTTTGGGCGTTTGTTCCTTGGGTTTCTTGGTAGTTTTTGGAGCTGATTTGGGCGTAGATGTTTTTTTTGGTGCAGCTGACCCATTGCCTGCGTATACGCGCATAAGCTTGTCTGCTTCATCGTCATCATCGTTATCGTCAGCACCATCCTGAAAATCTTCACCTTCATCCATTTCCGTTGCCTCAACCTCAACTATATCTTCCTCGTAGTCATTTGCATTACCATCATCACCATCGTCGCCTTCTGCATCGTCATCACCTGCATCGTCGCCCCCATCCGCATCCCCCTGATTCGCATTTTCCGACATTTTTTCAAACATTTTCTCAATCGTGTTTAAATCTTGTAGATTCTCACTAGACTGAATATCGGGAATATGATAAGAAATCCATACACCAAACAATGTTGCAAGTCGCGACTCACCAACTTTGATTTTTGTATAAATTCGGTCAACGTCGGCGTGCGGGTCTTTTTCATGATCAAACGCGGTATAAACTATTTTTTTAAGGAGTTTCTCGATCCTTTCATAACGCACCGCTTCCGCATTTGCATCTGATCTGTTTTCACCCACGCCATCCATGTTTCGCAAAACTGCACCACAAATGTCTACCATATTTGTCGCAAGTTTTTTATAGGTTTTGACTGGAATCGGAAAATCGCCATGGCTACTGCTTGCCTCAATATCAAAGCTGCATATTTTATAGGGGACTATCGTCTCTTTGGAATTGAGTGGAACTATGTATTTAGACTCAATTTCATATTCATACGTGCACGTCGTCGTTTTTAACCCGCCACGCACTTGTTTTATGTGTTTGGAATGAAAACCGATCCATCCAGAAGGGCTAATGTCGTGGATGTGAAAGAATCGTAAAATAGGCGGAATATTGGCTTCATAAATTTCCGTCTTTGTATTAGAGTAGTAATAACCATCGCGACGAAGCATTTGTTTTCCTTTTTTCATTTGAAACCACATATTCTTCACCTTATTCATTGTTGCTATATTTTTGAACTTGATTAATACAAACTTGTGCTCCTTTCCGGCATCGAATCCATATAACTTTTTGCGTTTGATTAGCTTCGATTCAAAATCCAAAATGGAGTCCTGGTAATACTTGCCGAGTTTGTCTTTTAAATGCGAGACAAATGCGGACTTTTGTGGTATCGTCCATTCATCGCCGACTTTGATATAGAAGAAGGGACTATAATCACGGACAAATATTGCACAAGTTTCACCCTTTTCATTTAAACCGAACATTTGAATCGTAGTAAACTTCTCGTCTTTCTTGTATTTTTTTTCGGCTATGCCGTCGCCATAATCGCCATCATTGCCATCGTCGCCATCGTCGCCATCATCGCCATCATGATTATTTTCTTCACGTTTTTCGTCAAATATATTGAAGTCAAATAGACGGAAAGAAGTGTCTATATCAGGGAGTTTCGTTGTAGTTATAGTCGTAGTTTGTGTCTTTTCGCTCATGTTATGTAGATGTGTTTTGTTAATCTTGATGTAGTTAATACTATATATGATTTAATGTTTATTATCTTTATCAATTTTTATATTGGTAAAATTAATAATAAAACTAATAATAAAATTAATAATAAAACTAATAGAATATATAATATATAATATATAAACTATTAATTTTAGATATAATAATATTATTTTATGACAAATAAAAAAGTAGAAATAGTGACTATAAGCACGGATAAAAAATTTTATTATAAAAATTTGGTAGAGTCATGTAAAAAAAATAAAGGGGAACTAACAACCTTGGGAATGGGGGAAGAATGGCGAGGTTATAACTGGAAATTTAGAAAAATGATAGATTATTTAAGTAATTTGAGTGATGATAAGATAGTATGTTTTGTTGATGGATATGATGTAATATCTTGTAGAGACTTAACAGAATTGGCTGACGAGTTTATAAAATTAAAGAATAAATATAAATGCAAAATAATCGCGGGATGTGATGAGTATGGAATTATCGGGAAAAAAATAGTTGCTCATATGTCGTTTGGAAAATGCGATAATCATTATTTAAATTCTGGAACATACATAGGTTATGTAAAAGACTTGAAAGATATTATTTCAAAAATATATCAACTTAATCCATCAGATTCCGCTGATGACCAAGTTTTAATGATACAATATTATAATGAACATCCTGGTGAAATTCATATTGACCATGAATGCAAACTATTTCTTGTATTATCGTATCCACTTATAGATGTAGATTATTTTACATCAATTACCATAAATAATAATAAATTGTACGCTGTTAACTATAAAACTATGCCATTTTTTATTCACGCACCAGGGAATGGATTTTTAACTAATATTATTATTAAGTTAGGATATGGAACTCCAGATAGTGACGTTAAAAAGAAACTGACTTATGCGATGGCAGACAAGGTTTATTACCATAGTAAAAGATTCATCATAGATTATAAATATATATTTTTAACTTTAGTTATTATTCTTGCTCTTTTAGTTTATTATATTATGATTAATACAAATAAGGGGAATCATATAAACTATAGAAATAACGTAAATAAAGGGATACTTGGTGTTATATCAAAAAGTTTAAAAAAATGATATAATTAGTATAAAGTAGTTTAGTTTAATACACAAATTTATCTATTATTCTACATGCACTTATATTGTTTTGATATGTAATAATTACCATTAAAAATGATACAAAAATATCTATAGTATAATGTGACCTTGATGTTACTATTAAAAGTGCCGTTATTATTGATAAAGATACAAGTGTAAAAATATTTATATAATTATTTTTGTATAAAAATAAAAGACATGTAAACACTACTGCAAAATGTCCGCTATATACTTTATCATAGCATCCACCACTATATACAGATGATTTTTTTATATCACATTTTTTATCTTTTGGTAATATGGTCAAGTGAATTATAAACATTCGAACTATAAATATGGTTCCAAGAAGACCAATTACACGATAAAATAAATTTAAGTCTATAAAAAATATAATTATTAAAGGAATAAATGGAATAATATCTACTATAGTTGATAAATTTCGCAATGATGGTAAATTCTGATGAATAATATCATATATTTTTGATTTTTGTTTTAATTTTACATCCTCATAAAAGACTTCACTTTTATTTTCTAAATGGTTATATATTCTTGTACATACTAAAACGTATATAATAATAATAATAACTGCTATTCCTAATTTTTTTAATATTATCACATTCATATTATATAATATTTATTATGAAATATGTTAAATATATTGTGTATGTGTGATTTTTTATTATATAGTTATGTAATAAAAAATAATATATAATTTTATTTATATTTAATTGCATTCAACATCTACATCCGCGACCACGTGACTTGCATCTCTTTGTGCAGCAAGATTTAGAGCGCCCACGATAACATGGACATGTAGAACGTTTACATCCACCAGAACATTTGCACGCGCGACACTTTCCATTACGTTTTGTCTTATTTTTACGTGTACGCATATTTCTTCGGCGTCTTCTTGAGCCGCCTTGTTGTTGTTGTGCTGTATTCATTGCTCCGCAAGTCATTTTAGTATAGTTTATTATATACTAACAATATATAATAATCTTAGTGATATATAATAATCTTAGTGATATAGTAATAATTTTATATATTGCTAAAATAAAGTATTATAAAAAATATTATAATAGTTTATAATATAAATAAAATGACCAACTACAACTACAAGGAGTTTTTTATGGCTTTACGCACTATTGGTATTTTATACCTTTTTTATCTGCAGTATACCAATAATGTAAGTATGCCTTTGTCTGTGATTTTAATGATTACTATCGGTTCGTTTGGTTTGTCTGTTTTCTGTAAGTCAACAAATACTTCTCAGATTATCAACCATAAACTTTACAACTATGCCTTGTCTTTAGCTGGTTTGATTATTATTGTGAAACAATTCGTGATGTAAGTTTGCGATTTATAAATTAAAATCTAGGGGTCTACTATATAATATTTTTCTATATTATATAGTATTGTTTTCTATAGTGTTTCATTTCAATCATGAAACTAAAAGATTTTGGAATGGTAGTTAGGACTACTGGTATTATTTATCTTTTACTACTATCAGTAAATGGTGTTGTTTATATCCCCATATCTGTTATTATATTAATTACTATCGGCAATTTGTGTACTGCTATTTCTTGTAAAGAAAAATTATTATCTCCTTCTTTTGAACATCATAAACTAGTGAGTTACTTTATTGCTTTCTTGGGTTTTATTATTATTACAAAGAATTATATGTAGCGCGTGTGCGTGTGCGTATGCGTGTGCGTATGCGTGTGCGTATGCGTGTGCGTATGCGTGTGCGTATGCGTGTGCGTATGCGTGTGCGTGTGCGTGTGCGTATGCGTGTGCGTGTGCGTGTGCGTGTGCGTGTGCGTGTGCGTTGTTACACATCCGTATTTTTGTAGCATCCTAGAAGTCGTGCAGACGGATCCTTCTCTTTACAAAATGGATGCCGCCAGAAATATGGGATCGTTTTTTCACAATCATGAAACAATTCATTAAAAATAGTTCTATAGTAATAACTTTCTTTATCATATGGTGTATTATATACATGTGTATATTCGATAAATTCTTTATACTTATTATACTCTTCATCTGTAACTTTTTTATCAACATATTCGCGAATAATCTGAAACCAACTTCTTTCATGACCACTCACTCCATCGCTAAATGCTTCTTTCCTCCGCCATAAAATATCATCAGGCAATAATCCCTGAAATGCCTTTCTAAAAATATATTTCTCAATTTGTGTATCATCGAATCTTTTATATCGCGCCGGAATACTCATCACATATTGCAAAAACTTCTTGTCTGCAAATGGCACGCGTGCCTCCAAACCTGCACCACTAATGCTCTTATCTGAACGCAACAAATCGAAGTAACACACATCGCAAACCATTCGCACATTTTCGGCGCGGAAATCTTCCTCAGATTGCGCCTTCATGAAACCCCGATATGACCCAAAAATCTCATCCGACATATCACCGCAATAAATAACGCAGTCATCTGTATTTGCTGAAATATACTTACTTACTAAATAGTTCGGTACAGACGCACGCACAGATGTAGTATCATAGCTCTCGATTTGATATATTGTGTCCTCAATCGCATTCAAAAATTGTTTTTCAGTAAGGCATACTTCATGATGATTTGTCCCCAAATAATCCGCCACTTTTCGCGCCCACACCAGGTCTGTCGATCCCTCAAGGCCGATACTATATGTGTTCAAATCTTTTGCCGGCATGTGGCGACACATTACTGCGACGACTGCTGAACTATCCAGCCCTCCCGAAAGAAGTGCACCTACTTTGCGGTCGCTCATAAGACGTTTCACAACTGCTTCTTCAAACAGGGTAGCAATATTTGCGCAAATGTTTTCCTCTGTGTCTTCTACTATGTTGTAATGATAGGACCGCGCAATTGAAAGATGGGAGTTTGGGCTAGACTCGATGCTATGATAGAATTTCTGGTCGATTGTCAGGTTTTCATAATATGCTTTAAAAAAGATACCAGGTTTATATAAATCAACCGGTGAATTACCATCTTTATAGATTGCAAAACAACCAGGAGGAAATTGCATAATACTATGGTATTCACTTGAAATAGCTTTCATTTCACTCGCTACTATAATTCCATTATGGTATGAGTCTTTGTCACATGAACCAATAAAAAGCGACCTTACGCCCACCGGATCGCGTGCAATAAATGTGCACTTATTTTCATAATCGTGTAACACAAGCGTGAATACTCCATCTAATTTTTTAAGCGTTTCATTCATTCCAATTTTTCGATACAGGTGAATAATAATCTCGCAATCTGATTTGCTTGTATATTCTGCCTCGAGCCCGTATTCCTTTATAAGTGCACGGAAATTATAAATCTCGCCATTGCAAATAAGACGACAATTTTTGATAAAAAAAGGCTGGTTACTTTCAGGTGTTTGTCCGTTGATTGCAAGACGATGAAATCCCCAGAACATATGATAGGGAAGCTTAGACATTGGTTCGTCTGTGGTAGTGTATTTGGTAGTGTAGTTGGATGTTGTTGTCGACATCATACTTGTATCATTAACAAATACACTATTGTCAGGTCCACGATGTGTTATTTTACTAAAATACGTTTGATGACTCTTTAACTCCGATAACAATCGTTTTTTATATATTTTAAAATCTTTAGGTGAAATAAATGTCTGATAAAAATAAATGCCGCACATAGTTCAATGTTACTATACTATGATGTCGCTATATAAAATAATCGTGGTATTTATTATTATGATAATGTCTTTAACTTGTTTTTTAAACTTATTATAACAAAAATGAAGTATTATTGCAAAATATAATATAATAATATAGTAATAATAGTAATATACCAAAATGTCATCTTCTTTGTCTTCCGATAGTAATTATAGTATCAATGCCCCTGATAGAATGTATGGAGTAGTGAATAAATTATTTTTGTGTCAAAATGAGCGAACAGATGAGTTGAATGAACGCATATCATCAAGAAATATTCCATCTCAACCATTGCAACCTTTTTATTATCAAACACCAGTTTCTACAAAATATGGATACATGCCAATATTAGACCAAAGAAAAGAGTCATCTGTTCCACTGAATAACTACCCTATATTTAGCCCACATACAACATTTAATCCTGGGAACAATATGGCACCTTGGCAAGGATTCGCAAACAATGTGAATGTAGAGTCGACATTACGAAATCAATTTTTTGGGTTGCAAGATTGTCAGCAAGCTTACTATGTTCCATCTTCGACAAGTGATTTGTATAAAGTTAGCGTCCCCCCTCCTTCACAGCCTGTGAACCAACAATTTCCGCTATTATTCAAAAGGGAAGTTTTTGACCATTTTAACCCGAATAGCGATAATTTAGGAAATAGTTTTTTTAATAATAGCACAAGAACTGATATTAAAGATATACCCATTGATAGGGAGAGTTCATATTGTTTATAACTTATAATACGTTATGCATAATACAGATAAGTTTTATAATAGTAAATATTTTACTATTATAAAAATAACTAACAGCAAGGAAATACAATATGGAAAACATGGAAAAACTTGAAGATGTTCATATATGTATACAACCACAACCACAACCACAACCACAACCACATATTTCTGAAACTCGTGAGAAAGGTGAGAAAGGAGAAAAAATACAAAATGGAAAATTAGACTTAAACATGCTTGATGCTGTAAACTATATAACATTAGAAACGATGTCAAATAATGATTCATATACTAAATATTTAAAACGAAATAAACTAGATCATGACGCAGTTTTAAAAAAAGAGAAGAAATTTTATAGAAAACGTATTATTGCATTAACTAAAGATATTTTATTCAACAACGTGAATGCAAATACGAATACGAATACGAATACGAATGCAAATGCGAACACGGATGCAGTCGTGTCGGGTGACTCGACGACCACTACCACGACCCTAATAGTTCAACGCGATATTCCAAAGGTCGATGATGTTATTATATCCGCATTCAATACATTTGCTCGACTATGTATTTCTCATTTCAAATTTAAAGATACTATGGATACCATCCAGTATGAATATAAAGATATGAATAAAGAAGCATGTCCATGTGGTGATGTCCAGGACGACGATGGAGCTGGCGATGAAGATATGTCAAACAATATAAATGAGGCAAATAAATTATGCATGAAACAAACAGATAAAAAGATATTAACACTAGACAACTACGTAGTTAAGACTAGTGCACCAAAAAAGGAAATGATACTTCCAAAAACTAAAAATGTGAATCTTAAAGACCCAAAATTCAAGAAAAAAGATATTAAGGTATCTATGTCAACATTCACCACTATAACAACAACAAATTAAATTAAATATATATTTTATATATACCGGTATTTGTATTTATTTTATACCTGTATTTGTATTTGTATTATACCTGCATTATATATATATGAAATCAAGAAGAATACGAAATATTTTAAAATTTGCCGATAATGTTGATATCATAGATGATGATGACGATGATGATAATGGTAGACAAAGATCAATAAATGTAAAAAATAAAAAAATAAAAGTAAATAAAAAGGTGAATAAAAAAACTGCCAAGAATAGAAAAACGAGAAGAGGTAAACGGGAAGTAGTTGGTGAGAAAGGTACTAACTCTGTTGCCGTAGAAGACAAAGATGTTGAAAAGCACCCTGATGGATTTATAAAACTAAAATGCAGTCCAAAGCTACAGGATAATGATTTTACATGTTATAGCAACGAATCGTTATTTAAATTAAAATCTTTATGGAATGCACGCCATCCCGATGTTCTAATTGCATCAAATGAACCTCGCGAAATATGGGAATCATTAAAACAACGTTTAAAAAATGTTTGCAACAAGGAGTCATGTTGGTTGAAACAGAATTTCGCTTCTTCAGGTCTTGATAAAGAAATGTTAACCTATACATTTGCACCAAAAAGTCCAGACGACTGGAAGAAAAACCCGAACGAGTGGTTAAATAGTATTGATATCGAAAATGTAATGAAACAATACGAAAAAGAGTTTCCATATTTTGATTTCATAGGTGCAGCGCCGATTGATTTCGATTCTCCGAAAATGTATGGTGAATGTGTATGGGAAGAGTTGTGTCATTTTGATTTACGTATATCTGTGCGAAATGGTAAGAATAAAATTGGGTTTATATTCAATACTGATCCGCATTATTTATCAGGTTCACATTGGATTTCTATGTTTGTCAGTTTAAAGCATAAGTATATATTTTTCTTTGATAGCACGGGAACACCTCCCCCTAAAGAAGTAAAACGCTTGATAAATAAAATAAAACAACAAGGTAATGCAATAGGTATAAATTTTAGATACATTGAAAATAAAAAACATCATCAGAAGAAACCGACCGAGTGCGGAATGTATGCGCTGTTTATGATTATCAATCTTTTGCGCGAAACGATGAAACCTGAAGAGTTTATCGTTGATATTTTTCCAGACGAGCAGATGGAGAAGTTTCGCAAGTTATACTTTAACCAGGATCTCTAGATAAATACACTTATATTAAATTTTTTCTATTAATAGTATAGATCAAGATGAATATTCATAAAAGTTATATTTTATAATATTTTATAATATTATATAAAAAATAAATATTAAATATTTATTTGTTATTATAATTATTGCACAATATAGTTCGTATAGTTTGTATATAATTAAAATGTCATTTGCAGTATTTACAAATAACAAGAACAAAGGTGTTCTTTGGGGTATATTACAAGAAGGTGGTGTATTTACCAATATTCCCTCATCTATGTTTCACAATGTAAAAAATATTTTTGAAATGTCGATATTATCAATGAAATCAGAGTTTGATTTATTTTTTGATAAAAACGACGAAGGAGACGACGACTACGATAAAAAGGCTGCCGATATGATTATAAATAGTAACAAAATAGTTATTAAAAAAGTGATAGACGAAGTGAATAAGATAAAAACACATAATGAACATAGCATGAAACAAGCACAAGCACAAGCACAAGCACAAGCGCAACACAACCCAACACCTATGCAACTGAAACCTGTTTCACCTGTTACGATAAGTCCAATGCCTACAAAAAAACCAAAAATAGAAGAAATATATCGTGCAGATGATATTAAAAAAACGCGAATGAGTGAGCTTGAAATACGTTTGAAAGAAAAACAGACTGAAATGGATGCTATGCTAAATAATAAAAAACCAGAACATATTGATTTTTCAGACAAGGCACTAGGTATAAATAAAGAATCGGATTTATATGATAAGAAACTGGCAGGGGATGAGATGGAAAGACTGCTTGCAGAAGCTCTTGCATCACGTGAACGCGAACTGGATAAACTTAATATCGATGCAGATACGGGTAGTCATAGCGGAGGCGGAGGTCTAGGTGGAGGTATAGATAATGATAGCATACAGATTCCTGTAAATAAGATAGTTATGAAGCGTCCGCGTGAGTCAAAAAATGTTACATTTAATGATGCGGATAATACCAAAGTAGAATATGAAAAACAAGACTATGACAATTATGCGTATGATAATAGTAGTGCAAATACCGAAAATCATAATCATAAGCATAACCATAATCACGATGATAACGTATTGTCATTTTTTAAAAAACTTAAGTCAAAAAAAGGACGTGATGATACAAATTTTAGTTCTATTTCTATACCTTTAGATGATATTATGAAAATGACCAATAGAAGTGATGATGAGAACGAAAATCATAATGAAGGAATGCACGTTCAAGTTCAAGAGATGCATAACTTTGGGGGAAGTAGAGAAACGAGAGAAACGAGAGAATGGGGAGAAATGCGAGAAATGCGAGAAATGCAAAAATATGTTGTGTTAGAACAAAGAATTCAAAGCATTCAAAATGATATGAATGAAATCAAGAAGAATCAAGAACTTATTTTGAGTATTTTAGAAAAGAAAATGCAGTAATATATTTTCGTAGTATATATTAGTATATATTCGTATAATACTATGGTATTGAATAAGTTAAAAAAAAGAAATATAGGGCAAGGTAAACATGGTAAATATACTAAACGTAAAGGATGTGCGCGCATATATCATCGAAAAAATAAAAAACATTATACACGAAAATATGGAAAACGAATCCAAAGACGAAGACAAACGCGGAGTAAAAGAGGTGGAGAACTTACTCTTAACATACCTAATATGAATACCCCCGTAACAATATTATACCAATATTTTGGCAGGATTACAAAACCTAATGTAGATAGTTTTAGCGAAGATGATAAAGCACAAATAATTATGTATACACCACAAGATAGTCCAAATTCTATTTTTATTGCAAGGTGTCCTAGTAAAGATTGTAGTAGAGAAACGGGTGAACAAATAATGGAAATAGATGATAAGTCTTTTATAAAAGATGCTAGTAAAAGAGAATATGGTTTTAGTTCAAATGGACAGAAATATAGAATGAAAATAGATGATGATGGTGTTGGTGAGCCATTATTAGATTTTTTTAAAGAATATACTATGCCAATAAGTGAAAAAGAAAGAGAATTTCAAACATCTCTGGACTCAATTAATTTTTTACAACCCGGTATAGATGATATTAGAAAAATGTTAAAAGTAACTAACGAAACTACATGTCCATTTTTATGTAATCCTGATGAATGTGATGAAACAATGTTAGAAAAACTAAGACAAAAATATATGGAAAAAATAAAAGGTAAAGAAATTCAGGATGGTGATGATGCAATTGAAATATTTTATGATACACTGGACAAAAATTTATTACTTATATTAGAGAATTTTTATGTTCAGTCACAAACTCTTACCAAAGAAAAACTAACAAATTTATTTAGTCAGTGTGATCAGAATCTATCATACAGCTTGAATGACTCAAGCAGTACACATAAAAATTTACATGGAATTGTGAATATGTTATATAAAAAAATCAGAAACTCTATTATAACTAGTGATGTTTACTTGGAACAAAATCTTGAAAATATGAAAAAACTATTAGATTTATTAAATTCTATGACTCCTGAAAATATGCAAAAATTATTACAACTATTAAATTCTATGACTCCTGCAAATATGCAAAAACTACTACAACTATTAAATTCTATGACTCCTGAAAATATGCAAAAATTATTACAACTATTAAATTCTATGACTCCTGCAAATATGGGAATTATACTACAAGCATTAAATTCAAAATTTAATTATGTTAGTAAATTCGGTGTTCAAGGACCAAACTCAACCATTGCTATAGGTTTGTTATTAGATATTCATTTAGGTTTAGATCCCGAAAGTATGAGTAAACTTTTAGACTTTTATAGTTTTAATGAGATAAAACAAATCGTATACCCTGAACCTAATAGTAATATATTAAGATACGATATTATTTGTCATAAGTATAAAGGAGGAAAAACTCCACTTCTTAAAAGTATTTCAACCGGTAAAGAAGATCCTTCAACATGTAAAGCAATAAAAGCATTGAATGAAATTATACCAATAATTACCCAATTTTTTAAACATATAAAAGGAAAACTAGATAATGTCGATGTAAGAACGAGTTACGACCCCAAATTATTGGAAGCAAATGGGGAATGTAGAGATAGACATTATAAAGGAGGTGGTAAAAGAAAGACATTAAAAAAACGAAGGCGTGTTAAAAAATGATAAATATATTTAGAAAAACAAATTACCCTAACAAATCAAAAATATTATACATTTTATTATAATATTTTTACAAAGTGTATCCGTTTCTATTTATTATTTATGTCCATTTTCTCTCGTTTCTCCCGTTTCTCTCATGTTCTCAAGGTTCATCACTTGGTCGCATGCTTGCAGCTACGCCTCCCGTTCTCGATGACGCAGTTGGCAGTTTTGAGCTTGTAGGTTTAGACGCTGGAACTGGAACTGGCACCGCTCCCGTTTCTTTTTCAATTTCGCTCAACGGCACCACTTTCGCTTTTCCAGATTGGTTTACTTCCATCTTTCCAATACATAGTGGTTCGCCACCCACTTCTTGCGACACAATATAGCTGCTATGGTCATACACCAGTTTTGTAGACTTATCATACGCATATTTCACCGGTTTACCAGCCACGCTTGCAGTGATTTCAACCAATTTCAGTGTTGTTTGTTTCACGTTTCTCGATGCCGAAGTATCCGACTCCTCATTATCCACCGACGGCGGATACGAAAACTTATTTGACATTACATTACCAAATGTAAAACACTTCAATTTTTCCTTCGAGTTCTTATCGCGATGGATTGCGCAGTCTATCGACGCTTCTTTTATTGCCATAAGTAGCTGCGAATTGATTTCCTCTTTTATCGTGGATATTTCAAACAATGCCTGGTCAGTTGTGATCGGTTTTTGCGCGTTAAGTTTGCTCACATCATTCAGACGCAACTCTATCGATGCATCATCCGCCATTTGTTCAGGCGTGAACCGCATAATATACATCATCACATAAACACTTCGCAACTTCTCGTCTTTCAGGTCATTATGACTGCATATACGCCTAGCCCTCCCAATTACTTGCTCGATTCTTACAGGTTGCCAGTAAGGTTCCATAATATGGACATAACGGACGTTGCGCAAACTAATACCCTCGGCACCGGATGCAGTAATCATAAGAACCTTAACTATCTCACCCATAAAATTATTCGCGGATTTCGGCACTAGTTGTTGTTTTAATGTAACCGGAATATAGTCCCATGTGCTGTTGAATACATTTCTTATTATTTCGCGTTCCTCATCGCTTTCTGTTCCCGTATACAAAGCATACATCGGTTTGCCCTGGTCGGCATCGCTAATATCAAGCACCCAAGCACTTGAATCGTTTTTACGTATTTTAAAACGTGCAAATCCGTTCGCCTCAAGCACCATCGCAAAAAGCCCAATCCCTTCAATCGTTCGAAACTGGCTATATACCAAATGAAGACCATAGTGATGTGATTCTGTTATATTTTCCAACATTGCTAAAAACTTTGGGCTATAAGTTTGCAGTTCACCCTGCGGTGCTTTTGTAAGGTAGCGCGCCATTCCGCTACGAATACGCATAAGTGCCGCTGCAATCCGTTTCTCATAGGAAGAGTCAACTTTTTGTTCGATTTCTTTCACTATTTCTTCGACATCATCGCCTGCATGTTCACCATTCATATTATCTATACGTTCGGCCGCAGTCAGTGCATCTACATCTTCTTCATTTGTCCCGTCATTGAGTGCACCTTCAACGTTAGTTCCTTCTTTCGGAAGTGGGCGTGTGATTTCAGTAGGAAAAACAAAGTTGCAAAAAAGACGCGAAAAAATGCGATAAGAAGATACAGCATCTTCATATATATCGTCGCCTCCGCCACCTCCTGCACCTGGCCTTGACTTTCCGGCTGCGCCAGCACCTAGGCGTTTTTTTGTTCGCGAATTTTTCTCCAATTTTCTTTCGGCACTGCGTGCTTCTTCATATGCTGCAAACTGGTGTGTACTCATTGGTATCTCAATTACCCGAAAATGAGTTGCTTTTTCATAAGCAGGCATTAGTTTTTCTTGTGCGCTTCGGAAATACGATGCCAACCCAAGAATACGCCGCTGAAACATTCGTATATTTTTGACATTTCCAGACTGCGCATCAATAAAATAAGAACGAAATGAGTCAAGACTATCCGGCAATGCTTTATAGGTCTCAATCGTAATACTTCCAGGCACGACACTTATAGCGCGCGTTTTCAATGTTGAAATCACCATACGTTCAAATTCGGTGTCACTAAGCTGCGGCATTTCACCTGATGTAGATAGAGCAGCATCAGGATTGGCAACACCGCTATATTCGCCGCGCTCATTCACGTTTACAAACCCAAACGGATTGCGTGTAATTGTCAGCACATGCGATGTATCATTATAGTCCATGTAGTCTAAAACATGGAGACTTGAAAACATCTGATCCAGCATTTTTTTATCGATTTTTGATTGCGGTCCGCTTCCCATTCCAATCTGAAGAGGAATTTTCCATACTTTGATATAGCCGCGCAGTATATTAAAAATAATTGCGACTTCATTCGGGTAGTTGATTACAGGCGTTCCACTCAAAAGGATGATTTTTACATTTTGTGCGGTCAAAAGTAATTCATATAGTCGCATTGAAAGCGAAGCGGGGTTACGCAATTTATTCACGATTCTACTTATAAAATTATGCGCCTCGTCGATAATAACTACGCGATCGTTAAAGGGGTTCTCTGTATAATTCGACGTAAGTGTATTCAAATGACTCATTCTCATACCATTGTAGTTGATGAATTGATATTTTGCACTAATCATTTTATTCAATTGTTTATCAAGGCTTTCGCGTTCGCCTGCATTCAGAGATGTGTAGTTGGACGATTTCTTAATATTAACAAGCCATGCACCACTTTGGTCAATAATAAATTGTTTTGGCAACGATAAAATAGCAGACAATGTTTCAACCATCGGGTCAACCTTGCTTTGAATGCTGATAAATTCCCAGTATTGATTTTTCTTATAAATATCATCGCCGCATTTTTTCAGTTCTTCGATATAGTTTCGCTGCAGCGATGCGGGAGTCATAACGATAACTTTTTTGTGTGTTTTAAGTCCTTCGGCGATTGCAATGGATGAACACGTCTTGCCACTTCCAAGACCATGATACAACAACAGACCACGATAAGGGGTGTAAATATTTAAATAGTCGCGAACTATCTTTTGATGCGTGAGTAGCGAGAACTCCTTATTTTTCTCAGGGTCACACGAAATCGTTTCTTTTTGGTCGGCAATTTCTGCATGATATGTCATAAAAAGTTGATTGATAAAGTTGACGAATTTTTCGCGATTATTCATATAGTATGCAGATGCTCTGATACCGAGGGGCGGAATACGTGGCAACCTTTCACGCACAATTTGGTCACCAATTCTTAGGTCTTGCATGTCTTGTGTCGTAATACCGAATTCTGGTTTTTCAAAAACGCGTCCCTTTCTGCTAGCGGTGATGCGTGCGGGTGTGGCGGCGGCGGCTCCTGATTCGCCTGATTCAAGCAATAGCGATGAGTCTTCTTCTAAATAGATATGTTTTGGTAGTTTTTTAATAATTATGACTTGGCGAAGAAGTGCGACGGGTTGTTGAGGTGTTGCTTTTGCACCGAGTGCAGAAGGTAATCCCAATGCAAGGGGCATAAGTTTAGATTTTGATTTTATTTCTTTTTGTGGCTCGATGGGTTCATCAAGACAAATTGGAAGTTCACATTGCAAATTTTTAATAATATTGTCACGACTTACTAGTTTCTGAGCTCGCTGGTCTCGGGCTACTATAACAGCTTCGCCTGGTCCTTGTTCGCCTTCATCTGCGGTAGCGGTTTTTGCAATTCTTCCTTTAAATACTATGCGAACTTTATGTGCAACTGCTGGTTTAGCATTAGCAGCAGCAGTAGCAGCAGCAGTAGCAGCAGTAGCAGTAGCAGTAGCAGCAGCAGTAGCAGCATTAGTATCAACCGGATTTTGCAATCGTTCAATTACGGATTTCGGTGCTAAATTTGTCTGAAGCGCATTAATCATTCTCACTGCGGCGTAGTCTGTGCCTGGTTTATCACTTGGAAGAATATGTGGTCCGATATTTGGTGCACCTTCCATAAGAGGTATTTGTTCTGATTGGAGTTGTGATTGTGCAGATGCAACACTTTCATCGGAAAAAATATCTTCACTCTGTTGTTCTACACGAATGGGCACTGGTGCTGGTGCTGGTGCTGATGCTGATGCTGATGCAGACACAGGTAGAGGAGGCGGAGGCGGAGGTGATGCACTTCCACTCCCGAATCCTTTTCCTACATTTATAGATGGAAGTGACGTTCTTATGCTATTAAACCCAGATGAAAGAAGTGATGCTACATGTTGTATTGGCGATTTTGGTGATCCGAATGCACCAGGGGTCGTACTTCCGGCAATCGATTCTTTTAATGATGTTTTTCTTTGTTCTAATTCTGCAATGGTTCTTTTAAGTTGTAAATTTTCTTCCAAATCAGATTTTGAAGGAGAGCCCTGTGGTGCCTCCGATAATAACCTGTTTGATTCTAATAATTTTGATTTTAGATTTTCTATTTTTGATTCAAGTTCTGATATATCCATTCCAATATATACTATACTATAATACTATACTACTATACTATCAATAGATATATTTATTGATATATTTATTGATATATTTTATTTAAAAAAATAACACACTACGATATACTAGATAGTATACACTACATATATTGAATTGCCAATTCACAAGCCATTTGTTCCGCTTTTTTTTTAATTTTGTGTGTCCCCGATGCAAAGTGCACTAAAATATGCCCACGTTCTTCACAGATTTCACGTATTTTGACAAATGATTTCAGTTCACTATAATTGACCGCATTCCTATAGTCAACTTGATATATTTCTTTACCTAAACATAAGAATACACCCATCGTATACCCCGTTTCAATATCATGTTGTATTTCTAAATAATCAGGTGTAGTTTTAAATTCTTTCTGTATCTTCACTTGTAAAATATTCTTATAGTTGTCATCATTTTTGATAAGCGAAATCCAGTCAATGTGGCGCTCAAATACTGCTTCGATGAATTTCTGTGCCATTTGAAACCCCGGTCCCGTGACAAATACATTTTCGAACCATTTATCGTCATCGTGCACTGATATTTTATTAAAGTCGAGAAACAGGGCACCAATAAACGCCTCAAACAAGCACCCTAGTTTTTTAAGATTAGTGCGTGTCTTCTTTTCCTCTGCATGTTTCGAAATAATAAACCATTTATGCAGTCCCATTTCTAGCGCCAATTTTCCAATAGATTCATTTTTGACGATGGCAATTTTTTTTTCGGTCATGAAGCCTTCATTCTCTTTAGGAAATCTGCGATACAAATAGTATTTTGTCACACACTCTAAAACTCCGTCGCCTAAAAATTCAAGACGTTCATTGGATTTTGTGCGCAGCGCCATGCAATTGGAAGGCTGAGGTATTATTTTTATATTTTCACGTGCGTTTTCGAGTTGAGGGCGTTTTGTATATGATGCGTGAATAAATGCGCGTCGGTATAATTCGAAATTATAGGGTTTAGACGGAACTCCATAGTTTGAAAGAATAGATTGAACATCATTCAATGTAATCTCTCTATTGTCCGGATTATAAGGATTAAATATATATCCGTGTCCATCTTCTGCAAGAATTATGTCAGAATCATTTAGAATATTTTTGCCGCTTGCGGAAGTAAAACTTGGACCAGATGGAGAATGAGTTTCTTGGGACGACATCGATGGATATACAGGCAAATATGACGCGATGTTGTTTGATACGATATTATGTTATCTAATAGTTATATTTTATCTTTAAATGATTTCAATTTAATTTACTTTAATTTACTTTATAAATGTGTAAAAATAAAATATAGTATAGTTGTTTTACATATTTTTTATATTTAGCATATATATAATAAAATAAAATGGTTTTAAGTGGTCCTAAAAGAGTTTCGGCAATAAATTCTCTTACTAACAGAGGGTGCATCTTTGGAAGTATGGCTGGGTTGGCGCCTACTGTAGGTTTGAACCCTAATCTGTTGAATACGTATCGCCTAAATACGAACTATTGTCAGAACAAATGTATTCCTGTTGGCTGTGTTGAGGGTTTTAACTATATGAAACAACGTGGTCTTATCGCATGCAATAAAGGCGCTGGTGGTATCGGTCGTTCTTACTACTCACCAGGTATTGGTATCTTGTTTGGTGGTGGTTGCCAAAAGGGACCTACATACTAATATTATTATTATTATAGCATTATATTATAGCATTATATTATGCCAAATATGGATTTTAATTTTATATTATAGCAAAAACTATATTACAAAATACACCAAACCAACAATCCAACAAATCAAAAATAATATAATATTACCAGATTATATATTCAAATAAGAATACTATAGATAGATATATCAAAATAATCAACATGAAAAATGCACCAAGAAGCAGAAATGGCAGGTCAGCTATAGCTCGTCGCGTTTTATTTAGCGGTCCTGGTTCCGCTGATGGACTATACACAAATACCCAAAATGGTGGAGGAACGAAGAAGGGTGGTGCACAGCCTTCAGGAACCGGTTTTATGATTTCATTTGCACAAAGGTCTCAAATCGCGGTTCCGGCTTTGAATAAAGACTTTTTATTCAACTTTAGACAATACTACAACGCTCCTCGTCACGCTGGACCTATGATGTAAGCGTGTGATTTTTTCATTATAATTGCTGCATAACTTGTGAATAATCAACAAATATATAATTATAATGAAATATTTTTAAGTAGTTTGGATAACTACTAAAACTATATATTAAAACGATTTAGAAATGTTTATCGCTAATTATATATCCTATAATATCCTATCCTATCCTATCCTATCCTATTAACAAAGTAGAGGCGCAACCGATACACATAATATGATAATCAAGATTGATAATCGTGAAACGACGCTTATACCCCTAATAGAACATCGCGTGGAGATATTTATGAATTCAAATACCGATGAATGCGACCTTCATGAAGGAATCGATGACGGAATTGGAGATGATGGTAATGGTAATGGTAAAGTTTCGGCAAAAAAGTCAAAATCGATAACATCTGTCGTTCGTAATACAAGTGCGACCAATAACGGATGTTTGGTTCCAATGCATATATTTAGTGAAGTTGAAATGCAAATGAATGTAACACCGGAAGTAACATTGGAATTAACACATACTGCCCGTGTTGGTAGCAAACATTCTATCAAAAAAGAACAACTTGCTGTTGGTGATATTATTTTAGAAAACGATAAAGGAGAAGTTGTTATTATTTTTGAAAGAAAAACATTATACGACTTAGCTGCAAGTATTCGCGATGGTAGATATAACGAGCAGTCATTTCGACTTGATAAAGAAAATATTCATAACCATAACATAGTATACATTATTGAGGGCGACATAGAAAGGTATATTGAAAAGAAGGGACGTGTATCTAGAAAAACACTTATAAGTTGTATGTTTTCACTTTTATATTATAAAGGGTTTTCTGTATTTAGAACAAACTCGATTTGTGAAACTGCTGATGTTATTGTATTTTTTGCAGACAAATATTACAAAACGGGTATAAACGATAAATCGCGTGTGCCTTATTATAACAGCGAGCCGTCCGAAGCGGTATTACCATCGCCTAATACAAAAGAAAGTGATGATAGCGACGAAAATGAAAAGTATTGTGCGGCCTTGAAATCGCATAAAGAAAAGAATGAATATATTACACCCGATAATATTAATATAATTATGTTAACATGTGTTCCGGGAATAAGCTCTAAAGTAGCTACACAGCTTATGCGTGAATATAAGACTATACAAAATCTCTTATATCAACTTGAAAAGAAGCCTGATATGTTAAATACATTTATGATTAAAACAGAGGGTGCTGGTGCTGGTGCTGGTGCTGGTGCTGGTGCTGGTGCTGATGTAAAAACAACATTCAGAAAAATAAATAAAACATGTGTAGAAAATATTAAAAAATTTCTTATGACAAAGCCTGTTACGACATGTTCTAGTTCTACTTAACTAATTATTTACTGAAATAGCTACATTATTATCTCTATAATATCCAGCATCGATTAGTGCTTGTGTGAAATCGGCACCTCCCCAATTTTTGTCCATTGGGTTTGGACTTAAGCCTGTTGACTGCGCAATATAGTCAAGCATCATGTCAGGAGTAAACTCGCCTTGGTCAATATTTGATGCATCATAACCAGGATAAGAATTTATATTATAAGGTGGGTCGTCGTGTGATGCGTCGAGTAGTTTAGTAACATGTCTCCTAGGTGGCGGAATTGCATTTGCGTTTGTTATCGGCGGTAACCCTCCTTGTAAATCTGTAGGATCAGGTCGTATTTTATAAACTACCTCACCTTGGGTATTTTCTGTATGTTGCAAAAATAAAACAGGACACATAAATCCGACAGAGCGTTGCCAGTCAGTGAATTGAACATATTCTTCTAAATTGTTGAAAGTAATTGGGTTAACACCAGGCACCATAAACTTTTTAGAATTATATAAATAAATTTTTGCACCTTTTTGAACAAGAATATTTGGGCAGTCTGAATTTTTATTACTATTTTTAGGCATGGTAAGTGCCTCTTTAAAATCGGCCGATGAATAGTTCAATACAAAATATGCACCCATTAAAAATAAAACTGATATAATAATATACTTATAATATATCATACGTTGTGAGTGTTATATATATTTATATATAATTATGCTATATTATATATAATTATATGATAAAATACTACCCAAATATTCTAAATATGTAAATAATAAATATGCAATAATAATAAATATGCAAATAATAATATTATATAACTAAAATATATAAGTAAAGCATTGAGTAAAATGTTTGGATTTTTAAATCAGAATACAAAACATCATCCGAAGGTTATGTTGACAGATGCCGATATTAAAAGGTTAAAAACTAACCACGGAGTTGTATTATTTTTTATGAATGGATGCGGTCACTGCGTTAATATGAAAGATGACTGGAATGCGGCAGTAGATGAATGTAGAAATAATGGGATTGGTGGTGATAACGACGATTTTGTTCTAGGTGCAATCGAAAGTAACGATACTGACATGTTTAAAGAAAATGGGATATCGCACAATGTAAGTGGATATCCAACTATTTTATATATTAGTTCTGAAGATATTCAACGCGGAGACATGAATCATGAAAAATATGAAGATCCTCGCAAAAAGGATGCATTTGTAAAATGGATTAAAGATAAAAAAAATAAAAATAAGGGTAAAACACGCGAGGGTAAAACACGGGAGGGTAAAATAGAGGAGGTTAAAATAGATATGTTTAACAAAAATGCATTTAAAACAAAAAATATAGGTAAGCAATCGGGTGGTGGACGTAGTCGTAGACCTAGACGTAAACAACCACATAAATCTAAAACAAAATCAAAAAGACATATGAAGCGTCATACGCGTCGTCATAAACGCACTAGACGCCACCGACGTCACATGAAAGGTGGCGGTTGTGGCTGTGGTTCTGGTGGTATTAGCACATTATTTAACTAACTATCTGTGTCTATTCGTATACCTTTTATTTTTTGCATGTATACGTTTTGTTTTGTTTTTGAAATGTTTACTAAAACCGCCTTGTGGAACGGGAAGACGAATAGGATCTGGTTTTACTACATTGGACGCCGACGCTGACGCTGACGATGTATTGGGTCCAAGCGCAGTTCCACATGCTACGCATATAATGAAATCTCGCATTTCAGTAAGTGATACATTTATTCCTCCAATAGCAGTTGCCGATGGGTATTCGGTTTTTGTATATTTAACCAGTTCTTTGATTGCTTCATCGTGAGTATCATCTATTTTTTTGTTGATTGCACTATTTTGACCACCAAATATACCTGATATATTCCCAACAAAATCGCGTAATATAGATACAGAGTGAACCATGGTTCCTCTTACAAATCCTAAAGGTACATAAGCCTTTTCATCAAAATTGTCCGTTGTAAATAACTTTAGTGACATTTTAATTTCTACGTTTTTATCTAGTGTAGTAAACTTCTATACGTTATATATTTATATATAATATATTATATTTATATTTTTCGTATCAAAAAATTGAAACGAAAAGTATCTTTAAAATGGTATATACAGAAACTAACAAATCTCAACCCCATCAAGTCAAAAAGAATCCAATGTCTGTTCTTCTTGACTTACACAACAACAATAACAACAACACCCCCACGCTGGAGATTGAGTCAGAAAATGAATATAGCAGTGACAAACATATAGCACAAAAAACTACTGGAAATAAATCAGTTAAAAAACTTGCAAAAATAGATGTATCAAAGGCTAAATCATTAGAGTTAGAGTCGCCACCAAAAGACAAAGACCGCAACAAGGCAGAGCGCAATAAACTCGATGAATATTACTACAAACATCGCGAACAAAAATTGGAATACCAGAAGAATTACAATCGCCAGAAAGGTGATGTAATCAAAGACTATAACAAAAGTTACTACATGAAACGAAGAGAAGAAATTCTCGAAAAAGCGAGAACCAAAGTCACGTGCGAATGCGGATGTGTGGTTCAGCTATTTAACATGAACTCGCACAAGAAGACGAAAAAACATGTTCGCTATCTTGAAATGCGACAGGCGATGATGAACGCAACCGCGGGTTCAGATGCAGGTGCACGTGCATTGCCAATCAATACAAAATTATAGACTTACTTACCATTATAAAATTAAATTTTTTTCATCGTTCGATTTCTATGGAATTGCTTTTTTTTAAATGATTTCGACTTCATATTTTTTTTACTAGTCATATCAGAACTTATTTTGTCATGAGAATGAGGAGCGCTATCTTTATCTTCCTTGAAAAAACTTTTCATGTGTTCCAACATTTTTTTACTTATAATCACATCTATTTCTTGATCATCTTCGTCCTTTTCTGAAATATTATAATTCAATCGACTCATCATATAAGTAGTAAACTTCTCTCTTTCAGTATGGTTATTTTTTATATCCTTTGATAAGTTCGAATTTAGAAAGCGTTTTATAATAACAGAAGAAGGCAAGTAATGTTTGTATCCTTTTACATGAATATAATAGACATTATCGTCTTCCATTTTGGGATGAAACAAGTCATCTACAAAACATATTTCTATATCTTTCGGCAATTTTGTGCATCTAAAAAAGTCATCGATTGTTTTATCATGTGTTGTTCTATTTACTTCAACTATTTTACCATCTACTTTAAATGCGGATATAATTTGTTCGAATATTTTTGATTGTAGTTTTGTCTCAAAATATTTTTTAATATGCTCAACCCATGCTCTTTCTCCCTGATTATTTGTATAAATCATTATCGCCTTGCATTTGCCATCTTTCTTTTTTTGTAAAAGGTACCGCAACACATTTAAAATATATGGACGCGGATATTCTGGATATAAATCGAGCAACTCATTAAACATTCCATATGCCTTATTGTCATTGTTATAATAATCATCTAATAACATACAAAATGACCCAAATTGACCAAAACTTCCTAATGTTTCATCTAAATCAAAAACAACAACTTTTTTATATTTATTTTCCGATTCAGTATTAGATTCAACTTCAGGTTCTGGATCAGATTTTATATTAAATAATTTATTTAAAAATTTAGGCATATAATAAATATATAAATATTATAATAAAATATAATTTTATCTTATTTTAATATAACTTGGTATATTAATATTGCTGTTAATATTGAATTATATATACATTTACATATACATTTACATTTACATATTTATGGGTATTTTGAAGCATAATGATTATGTAAAAATATTGGATTATTATAATATACCTATTTCTCCGAAAGATTCGTCTAAAACTATAAAAAATAAAGCCGAAAATATATTGGCTGAAAAATTATGCAAATGTATTAAAAAAGTTAAAAAGAGTGACAATGTGGATACAAATGGTTATGACGACGACTACGACGATAACGTATCAGAAAGCGAATCAAAAGCAATCGCAATCTGTTCAAGTTCTATTTTTGAAAAGAAAGGACTTGATAGAGGTTTATTTGATTGTAAAAAAAAACCAAGACTTATAAATATTCATGGTAAAAAATACGCCCTTACAAAAAGAAAACGAACATTAATGATGTCACGTAGAGCAAAACTATTTCGAAAATTCCAAACTATGCGTAGAAAAAGTAAGAATTAAGAATTAATAATTAATAATTAATAATTAATTTGTTATTATATGTCTGCATTGATGTATGCAAAAGTAACAAATTAATTTAAGTTGTATTTTGTATAAATTTATATTTATTTGGTCGGTTGATATATTTATTGTATTAGCTTGAAGGTTTGCTTTGTTTGGGTTTACGCACAGATGTTGCGCGAGGTGTAGCAGGGACTTCGCTGAGCTGTGAGGTAGCTACAGGAGTTGGCTCTGGTGCAAGAGCAGATGTAGGCTGCGAATGCTCTACAAATGACTCTGACAACGATGGCTCGCGAGGCTGTCGCTGCCCACTAGGACGATTCGAGTATACGCGTCCACTACCCCTATACTCAGATGAATCTTTGCGAACTAACATCCATTCTCCGCGTCCACCTCTATCACCGCTGCTACCACCACGAGCACCACCACGTCCTGATTGTCTGCCACGAACAGGTCTGTCTCCTCCATCATAACGTCCACCTCTTACGCCTCTAGCTCCAGCTCCAGCTCCAGCTCCAGCTCCAGCTCCAGCTCTAGCTCCAGTAGTAGATCCTGATGTAGCAGCACGTTGCTCATGGCGCGTCTCGCAAAACAACTTTCCACCCTTTACACCACGAACATCCGCCGCCTGAAACTTATGGTCTCCTGAAGCAGTGTTTGAAACAGAAAACTCCACATACTCTCCTTCTACCAAATAGCGGTATTGCTCCTGACTTACCTTAATCGCAGAATGGTGTGCAAAAATCTCACTTGCATCTTTGAATTGCTCATTTCCTCCCACGATGGTGATAAACCCAAAACCGGTTTTATTATTGAACCACTTCACACGTCCAGTAAGACGAACAGAAGCTGATGTATCCGAAGAACTCATAACGAAGAATAACTACGATAATATACGATAGTATACTATAATATAGTGAATGGCTTTAAGTATATTTTTACGAATATATTATTTTTTATTTTGCTTTTGATAACCTATACTTCATATGAAGATATCTCTTTTTTACAAAGTCTTTTCAAGTAAATGTAATCAGGTTTTTCACTAAAATTTATTTTATATGCATATGCTAGCATTCTTTCGAATATAGCAGGTAATCCTTTGCATAACTCTGTTATGGGTGTCTTTTTTTTAACTTCGTATACGATTTCCGCTTTTGTTCTTTTATCGCTTGGTTCTATTTTCAAACTACACCACGGAAGTTTTCCCTTGAGTAAATATATTATAACATACAATATTGATATAATATCATCTCGTCTTGAATATACATTTCCTTCGTGTATATGTGTGCTTATGTAACGCATAGTGCCAACTATTGAAGCATCTGATTTATTTGGTATATGCGTATCATCTTTTATATAGATTCGCGACAAACCAAAATCGATAATATTTACTTTTTTTATGAATTGATCAGCTTGATGGTCTAGGTGGGATTGGTCATATTGAATTCGTGACTGACTTATCATAAAATTTTCAGGTTTAATATCACGATGTATCACACCCTTCTCGTGTATTTTTTCTATGATTTCAACCATTGATACCATATATTTTAAAACATCTTTCAAATAGTATTTATAATCAATTCTATGAATATTTGAACTATCGCTACTGCTATTTTCGTGACTACTTTGTATTTCACATTCCGACCCACTTTCTGACCCACTTTCATATTTTCTATTGAATCTCGATTGCGATGCTGCTTTTTTTAATTTTATCACTTCTTCCGCTAGTGTATGCGAAAACAGATCCATAACTATTATATTTTTATTTGATTCTGTTCCAAAATATCGCAACTTTACGACGCCAGGTATTCCCGACAAATGATTCAATATCTTAGATTCCCATACAAGCGTCGGTTGTTCACAGGTTGTTGCTTCATATTTGATTGCGACCTTTTCTTGTGTTATGATATTAAGGCCTTGGTATATACAACCAAATGAACCTTTTCCTATTTTCCTCTCGAAAACATACTTTGAATTGATAAGATTGCGGTGTTGGTATTTTGATGTGTCACATGTTTCTTCTTCGTCATATCTCAGTTGTTCTTGGTAGCTTTGATATTGTTGTTGTTGCATTTTGTCTATATATACATACCTATAAATACTTATAAATCAATTTTATAATTGATTTAGAAACAAAACCAAATAAAATATATTATTAAGTATATATAAACAACACATATCATCGTCATACGTGTCATTTTTGTATACCTTTCATAATGACGAAAATACAATATTTGCTATACATTGGGATATTTATGGTATTCAATCCATTAGAGAATCATAATGCAAATATGGTAATGTCATTACCGATTGAATTTATGAATAAAGAGAGTACTATCAAATACCCAATCCATGTTGCATGCGAGTGTGATTATGAAATATTTGTCGATGGTAAATTTGTTGACCAGACAAACAAGGAAGTAAATATAATCGAAAATGTATTTGAAGGACATCCGGGGTGGAATGCTACAAAGTTATTTAGTCCTATTATAAATACGAAAAGTCCGAACATAATCGCTTTTCATGGAACTGGTGGACAATTTTCCGGATTTAAAAACGGATTTGTTATGGATATGAATAATGGAGCAGATTATACAAAATATCAGGAATGGAAATGTAAAGAATTCGCTGTTTCAATAGTTCCAACGAACTGGTATAGTTACGACTATGATGATAGTTTATGGGAAATGTCAAAATCTTTTGGGATGAATTATCAGAATAATAGTTTTCAAATATTTGAACGCGAACGCGCCAATATACATCTTAATGCTGAGTGGTTATGGACGCAGGATAACTCAAAGACAAATGTATTTTGTAGGAGAAAAGATAGACATGTGCAAACGATTCCTTTACGGACGACAACTCCTGCACCAATAACAACTTCTACAAGTGTATTGAAAACGACACACCACATTCCTGGGTCAACGGCTGTGCCAACCCATGAACCAACTCATATGAGTGTATTAAAAACGTTACACCACATTCCCGCGTCAACGGCTGTGCCAACCCGTGAACCAACTCATATGAGTGTATTAAAAACGATACACCACATTCCTGCGCCAACGGCTGCGTCAACGGCTGCGCCAACGGCTGTGCCAACGGCTGTGCCAACGGCTGTGCCAACGGCTGTGCCAACGGCTGTGCCAACGGCTGCGCCAACGGCTGTGCCAACGGCTGCGCCAACGGCTGCGCCAACGGCTGCGCCAACGGCTGCGCCAACGGCTGCGCCAACGGCTGCGCCAACGGCTGCGCCAACGGCTGCGCCAACGGCTGCGCCAACGGCTG